GGCGAGTACGCCTAAAATAAATTCCAAATTCGAAAGTTGGAAATCATGTCCCCACTATCAAAGCGCATTGAAGATGCGCAAAAACGAATTGTTGATCTTGAAGATCAACTTGGCAGACATCTTGATGTAGTTGATGACGAGAATCCGGATGATGCCGCTACAGCAACAACTGAGGAATTAACATCAAGGATCGATGCGCAAAGGAAGTCGCTAGAGGCTCTTGAGCGCGCCGAGAAGCAGATTGCACGATCTACTGATCGTGGTAGCAGCTTGATTCCGCATCAAGAAGATCGTGGCGATCGCGGTGATCGCGGCGATCGCGGTGATCGTGGCAGTGAACAGGCTATGGTTATTCGGAATCCAAAGCCGTTTGCTGCGGCGATGGGTCAGAAGCCGAGGCCTTCGGATTTCATCTTTAAGGCTATCACTGCTGATATCAAGCATTTCAGTGAAGGGCGCAAGCGTCCATTTCTAGAAGTGCTTCGCGAGAACTATGGTGACGGTCCTGAGATGGGCGAGTATGTCCGCAGAGTCGCGTCACTATTCGTGACTAAAGCGGCGTCAATCCCTGCTGATACCACGACATCGGGTTGGGCCTCCAACCTTGTGCAGACGGTGATTGGTGATCTTATTCAATCGCTGCTGCCGACTTCTATTTATCCGAGGTTGTCGGCAATGGGAGGTTCGTTCACGTTTGGAGCGAACGGCGTGATTAGCTTGCCGGCGCGCACTACATCGACGGCGATCAATGGTTCCTTCATTGCACAGGGTGCGGCGATTCCCGTCAAGCAAGGTGCCTTCACGTCAATCACACTGACTCCCAAGAAAATGGGTGTCATTACGACTATGACGCGAGAAATTACGATTCATAGTGTGCCGGCGATCGAGGCAATTATCCGGCAAGCAATCTTGGAGGATACCGGTGTTGCAATCGACACAGTATTGGTCGATTCAACTGCGGCTGATACTACGCGTCCTGCTGGGTTGTTGAATGGTATTGGTAAGATTACCGCCAGTACTGTCGCGTCAATTGTCGGGTTTGTTTCCGACGTCAAGGCGTTGACGCAAGCCTTGATTGTAAGCACCAAGGGTAACATTCGTTCCCCGGCGTGGATCATGAATCCGGGTGACGTGTTGGCTGCTGCTTTGTTGCAGACAACGGTCGGCGAAACGCCGTTCCGCGATGAAGTGTCTCGTGGTACTTTGCTTGGTTATCCGATCATTCCATCTACGACGTTGTCATATCGGACTATGATTCTGATCGATGCGGCGGACTTCATTACGGCGACGGGTGATACTCCTAACTTCGCGGTCAGTGATCAGGCGGTGCTACATATGGAGGATACCAGTCCCACTGGTATTACGACAGGTGGTTCAACGCCTGCGTTCGCGTCTCCAGTGCGCTCGCTCTTCCAGACTGATAGCCTTGCGATCAGAATGATCATGGACATCAACTGGGCGCTTCGTCGCTCTACTGCTGTAGGCAGTAGTGTTGTTCAGTGGACCAACACGCTGGTTTGGTAGTTCCTTGGAAGGTTCAACAAATAGTGGCATCCAACCGGGTGCCACTAAAAATTAGGAGTAATATTGATGTCTGAAGAATCTACAGAAGATAAGGCTCGCGCTGAACAGATTAGAAATAACGAAGAAAAAATGGCGTATGATGCTAAGCAGCGTCCAACTCCAACGCCTGACGAGATGCGCGCGGCTTTGGAGGGTAACAATGTTATGGAGAAGGAATCTTCAGGTGCCATGTTGCACGACCCTATGACTGATCCTCCGCATATGTTGTTAGATCCGCATAAGCGAAAGGATAGGGAAGTGAAGCAGCGAGCGTCTTCGGCTGAAGGTCATGATGCGACTTATCAGACGCGGGCGTCTCATGCATCCAAAAAAACATAAATAACTATCCACGCGATTGTTTTTGGATAGTCGCGTGGAAAGTATAAGGGAGATGGAAACTAAAATGAAGTTGCCTGATGTGACGGTTGAATCAAATTGGAATTCGCAATCAGTTCGTTCATATATGATTACTGGGGAACTTGAATTACTGTTGACATTGATAGAAAGTGTTAATCCAAAAAGCATGATTGAATTTGGTGTTAATGAAGGAAGAACTGCATTGGCGGTTCTTGCAATTTTTCCAGATATTACTCGTTATGTTGGTGTTGATGTTGCGTTTGATCATCAATTAGAAATTCCCGCACAGCAAATTGAAGTGCCGCGACATCCCGGTCATATGGTTGCGGGAAATCCGCGTTTTAAACTGATTATCAGGGAGAATGATGACGTGTTTGATTCTATGATTGATTCATTTGATGTTGCATTTATTGATGGAGATCACGGATTTAACGCGGTCATAAAGGATCATAAGTTGGCAATGAGGCTGGTTCGAAAGGGCGGTCTTATTGTTCATCACGATTACGATAATTCGTCTGTACAATCGACGGAAGCGTTAGATGAGCTTTATGCACAGGGTCATAAGCTTAATCATGTAAAGGGTTGCTGGCTGGCGTACGAGTACGTTTAAATGCGTATAATGCAGACGACGTTTTTTGATCCGATTAAGCTTGAGACGGCTGAGTTTTTAGATCGCGGCCTTGATTTGATGGTACAGAATCATTACGCCGAAGCACTTGTTCAGTTTGAAAATGTTTTACGTCTTAATCCAAATGATCGATACGCATTGTGGAATAGGTCGGTAATATTATTATCTATGGGCGATTACGTTAATGGTATGCCAGATAGCACTTGGACTTGGGTTTATGATTGGCATGCGTTGAGTTTAGGCGAGAAAAATCTGGATCGATTTTTGACATTGCCGGTGTGGCATGGTGAACCATGTAGATTGCTTGCTTATAATGAAACCGGTTTTGGCGACGCCATTATGTTGTTGCGGTTTTTGCCTGAGTTGGCCAAGCGTAATAAAAACGTGACGATGGTTGTTCGTCCTGAGTTGGCGAAATTGATGCGAGGTTATGGCGCGAAGGTTCTTGATCATGTTCCTGGAGATATGACAGAATTCGATGCGCGCATTACTTTTTATAGTTTGCTTTCTGTATTGGGGCATACGATTGAAACGATTCCTAACAATCCGTATATTTTTCCTGATTTTTGGGTTACGGAAACCGGTAAGTGTAGCGTAGGGATTGCGTGGTCGGGGAATTCTAGGAGAGAACTCACGCTAGATTCTTTTTTATCGAAGTTTGATTGCGTTGGTATTGATCTATACGCATTGCAATTAGCCGACATGGAAGAGAGTACCGGGCGTATCGAGCGTTTGATTCATCCGCTACCATCGAAAGATTTCGTTGATACGGTAAATTTGATCGCACGGATGGATCACATCGTCACGGTCGATACCGCTGCCGCACATTTGGCCGGCGCGATGGGCCATCCATCAGTCCATCTTCTTCTTCCATTCATGCGCGATTGGCGTTGGTGGAATAAGGATGTGTGGTATCCAACGATCAATATTTATCCGCAGGATAATCCAGACGATTGGGACGCACCATTTGAACGAGTTAACGCAGCAATCAGGGGAGATTAAAATGATCAAGAAACTGGATTCATCTACTGTATTTTTATTGGACGCGTCTGCTGTATTAGGTCCTACTGATGTTATCGTATTCGAAGAGCTTAAATCTGAGTTTTCGATGCAGGTGATTGCTGAAGGGACTACTTCTGGTGTGGTTCAGGTGTGGTTGGAGCAATCTTTAGATGGTGTGAATTTTACTCGCCTTACCGATGGCTCTAATGTTTCCGTCAATTGGGGTTCAGGTGACCCTCTTATTAGTAGTAATCTTAGGCATTTTGCTTCAGGTAGTGCTCTGGCAAAAGCATTCAGAGCAGAGTTGACTATTACTAGTGGTACTGATCCGGACGTAATATTTACTGTCATACTTGCTGCTCGTTGAGAGATTACCATGGGTTTTGATAGGTTTTCTCCCGCAACTAAGCAGCGCATCATTGATCACCGCTATGATTGTGGTTGGGCCTTGATGCAATGCAATCGCCATGCTCAAGCCATCTTGGAATTTGAAGCGGTGATGGATTTAGATAGAACTCACGCTATGGCGCGATTGGCTAGATGTCTCGCCATGTTGGCAATCGGCGATTATGTCAAGGGAATGCCGGAATATGATTGGCATTGGAAGGCTTTCGAGTGGGGGACGTGGCCTAAGGACGATCTAAAGCGAATTACGTCATTGCCGTTGTGGCAGCAAGGAAACAAATGTAATTTGATCATCTATCACCAAGAGGGTTATGGTGATGCAATTATGTACATGCGTGTTTTACCTAAGCTCGTTGAGTGTTGCAAAAGTGTGACGTTACTGGTTTATCCTGAGATTGCAAGTCTAATGGAAGGGTTTGGCGTGAAGGTTATCACGACAATCCCCGAAGATTGCTCGGTGTTTGATGCACAAATGGTGTGGTTTGATACGCTTTGGATGTCAGGGTGCGTTACAAAATTAACCATTCCGAATGAACCATATATTCCCGCTAATTTTAAATTTACTGGCGGAAAAATGGGGATAACATGGTCAGGCGTTACGCAGAACTCCTTTACTCTTAAGCGTTTTCTTTCTTATCTGAATGTTGAAGGCTATGAGCTTTTTTCATTGCAGAAAACCAAAGAAGAGATTCCCGGTGTCCATCCATTGATGTCTAAAGATTTCAAAGAAACAGTTAGATTAATGGAAACGCTTGATGTCATTGTTACGGTAGATACGTCTACTGCACATTTGGCTGGGGCGATGGGGCATCCTAATGCTCACGTTATGATTCCGTTCAAGCGTGATTGGCGTTGGTGGAATAAGGATTGGTGGTACCCAACACTTAAGATTTATCCGCAGGACGATCCGACTTATTGGGATGCGCCATTTGATCGAGTGAATAAAGAAATTCATGATCCCGCCGGCATTAGTCAGCTTAGCAGGCGTTAGTTTTGAGGACTCAATGGTAGCAGAATTAATATCAAAGCCTCGCGTGCGCGTGCCGGCGGGGCGAAGCCTTGTCGAGAAGGCCGAGGGCGAGTTTCGTCCCGGACCTTGGTATTTGCCTGTGACTGGCGGATGGTTATCGGCTGAGGCTGGTAGTAATTGGAATTGGTGGCAGAACGGTTTTGACATTGAGCAAATGGGACCGTCGGCAATGGTCGAGGCTTGTGTAAGCGCGTATAGCCAAACCGTTGCGATGTGTCCGGGTGATCATTGGAAATTAAACAAAACGACTGGTGGGCGGGATCGTATTACGAATTCTGCACTGGCTCGTATTTTGAAGAGTCCTAATGCGTATCAGACGATCAGTGATTTTTTGATGAACGCGGTACGAAACTTATATGAAAATGGCAATGCTTATGCTTTATGTTTGCGCAATAGTAGATATGAGATTGATGAAATTCATTTGATGAATCCAAGATCGAGCATTGCGCAAATTGCGTATAATGGTGAAGTTTTTTATGGCCTGTCTGGAAATATCGTTATTGAACGTATGTTCGATTATCCATTTATGGTCCCGGCGCGTGACGTTCTTCATATCAAGCTAAAAACGAATGCTTGGAATCCGCTTCTTGGTGAGAGTCCTATCATTTCTACAGCAAGGGATGTTACATCGCTTGATGCAATGGCGATGCAACAAATTGCCTATTATCTGAATCAGGCGCGACCGAGTACGGTGCTTACAACGGATATGCCATTAGACAGGGCGCAAGTCGAAGCTATCCGCGAACGTTGGAATGAGCAATCGCGCGGATTGAGATCTGGTGGCACGCCGATTTTGACGGCTGGATTGAAGCCTATACCGATGTCAATGAATGCTGTTGATTCTCAGCTTGCTCAAATCATGAAGATGAATATGCAGAACATCGCGCTTGCCTTTAGAATCCCTTTAGCGATTCTCGGCATGGGCACTGGCGGCGTCGGTACAACGGAAGCTTTGATGCAGGGTTGGTTAGCCGGCGCGTTGGGTTTTTGCTTGAATCATGTTGAAGAAGCATTTGGAAAAGTGTTTGGGTTGGCTGGGCAACCTGATGAATATTTAGAACTCAATACCAGCGTGTTGTTGCGGTCTGCATTCAGGGACCGAATGGAAGCTTTATCAAGAGGGACGTTGGGCGGAATTCTTTCGCCTGATGAAGCGAGAGAAACGGAAGGTTATCCAAGAGTGCCCGGTGGGTTTGGCGAAGAGCCGCGCGTTCAGCAACAGGTCGTGCCATTGAGCGCGGCTGCGGCCATTCCGGCAACTCCAGCGCCCCCACCGCAACCTCCTGCTGCTGCGGTATCAGGACCAAAAGATGATGTAGCAGCATCGAAGGGAATTATTACGGATGCCGAAAAAAATAGCATCAGACGTAGATTCCGATCTTCACATGATCGGCAACGGTTCAGACGCTCTGCTTGAAATTTTAGCTGATGAAGTAGGCTCTATTACTGGACGGGTTGAGCGCGAGCTAGATCTGAGGGTGACGGCTGCGATTGCTGTTCTCGAAACCAAGTTTGTTTCCACGATTGCCAATCTTGAGCGTCGTTATTCTGAGTTGGAAAAAGATTACAGGGAAAAGATAGCAGCACTTCGCGATGGTGAAAAAGGTGATCGTGGTGAGCAGGGAGAACGTGGTTTGATTGGATTGCCGGGCGAGCGTGGCGAGCGTGGCGAAAAAGGTGAGACTGGAGAGCGCGGGGAGCGTGGGGTTGCCGGCGCGTCTATTACCGGAAGTATCGGTCATCAAGGTTTACCGGGCGAGAAGGGTGAGCGTGGCGAGAAGGGTGAGCGCGGAGAAGGCTTGCAGGGCGAGCGCGGTGAGAAGGGTGAGCATGGCGCGATGGGTCCGCAGGGATTACCCGGCGAGCGTGGTGAGAAGGGCGAGCGCGGAGAAGGCTTGCAGGGCGAGCGCGGTGAGAAGGGCGAGTATGGCGAGATGGGGCCGCAGGGATTACCCGGCGAGCGTGGTGAGAAGGGCGAGCGCGGTGAACCGGGACCGCAGGGCGAAAGGGGCGTTTCAGTATTCGGAAAGGACGGCGCTGATGGTGTTGCCGGGATGCCGGGAGAGCGCGGCGAGCGTGGAGAGAAAGGCGAGCCGGGAGATAAAGGTGAGTCAATTATGGGGTTGCAAGGACCGATTGGCCCGCAGGGAGAGCGCGGGGATCGTGGTGAAATGGGGCGAGAGGGGCCAATTGGCGCAAAGGGCGATCGAGGTGATAGAGGGGACCGTGGAGATCGCGGCGAAAGCATCGTCGGCCCTCGTGGAGAAAAGGGTGATCAGGGCGAAATTGGACAGCGCGGATTAGATGGTCCGATGGGCAAACTTCCTTTGGTTAAATCCTATGTGGAAGATGTTGTTCACTATGAGAATGACGTTGTGATTCATAACGGCGGCACTTATCAGGCGCGATGCGATACAGTAAAGCCGCCCGATCATTCTGATTGGATTTGCTTGGCGCGGCCGGGTATTAACGGTAAGGACGGTCAACACGGCAAGGATGGCCGCAGCATCAATGTGCGAGAGACATATGATCCGGCCGAAAAGAATTATTCAGCGCTTGATATTGTGACGCTTAATTCAACTTGGTTTATTGCCAAGAAGGATAATCCCGGCGTGTGCCCCGGCCCTGATTGGAAAGCCGGTCCGACGGGGCGTCGCGGTGAAAGGGGTGAGCGAGGGGATAGGGGAATACAGGGTGCTCGTGGTGATAACGGAATGACGAGTAGAGATCCTGTTGGCGTTGAAATCGATCTTGCGGCTTATAATGCCAATATCATTTTGAGTGATGGTAATAAGGTTACCATTCCGATTTATGAGTTCTTGAAGCAATTCCAGTCAGAATTAGGGTTGTGAAATGCAATCATTTCTGAGGGTGATTACACCGGGTCAAGATACTTCGTTAGTTACATTATATGAGGCCAAGCTTGCATTGGGTATGAGTACGTCTACTGATCAGACCTTGGAAGATTTGATAGAGATGCTGGTTGGATGGGCGTCATCTGAAGTCGCCGTAACCTGTAATCGTGTTTTTGCCAAGGAGACGGTGACGGAGGTTTTTAGTGGCGTTGAATCGAGTACTTGTATTTTTTTGTCGCGTTGGCCTGTTGTCGAGATCGATAGTATCGATGAGGATGGCACCGAAATATTTGAAGATACTGATTTTACATTAGACGCTGAATCTGGGCGTTTATATCGAGTCGGCACAAACTGGACCGGTCCGTTAACTATCACGTATACAGGTGGCTATGATCTGCCACTGGAGTCACCTAAGGCCTTACGTCAAGCATCGTTGTTGATGACGCGTGAAGCTTATTATGCATCTACGCGCGGTGATGCAACGATACGAATGATTGGCCATAAAGATGCACGCGTGATTTATTTTGATCCGAATGCGGCTTTGAAGGCTGTCAGTGGCGGTGGCGGTGGCGGCGGTAGTCCGGCAAGGCGCGCGGTTGCGGATTTGTTAAAACATTTTATGCGATTTGAGGCGTGAAGTGCCGTTTTCCGTTAGTACTGGTGTTTTAGGTCAGTTGGTTGCTTCTATATTGCGCGACGAGGGTAATGTAATTGAGGATTTGATTTTTGATAAGGTTAAAGAAATTGGTAAGGAAAAGATTAAGGAATTGGTTGAAGAAACTCCATTAGGAGAACCGTTAGGTGAAGCATTTTCTGCTAGAAAACGTTTTATGGATGCTATTGAATCTGGCGGTGCAACTGAATTCAAGCGTGCTCGCGATCGATGGTTGAATGATCTAAAGCATTCTTTGGATTATAAAAAGAGCGGTCAGGGTGCTACGCGATTTGCCAAGAAGATTGAAAACTTTTTTAATCAAACTGCGCAAGAAAATAGTAAGCCAGAAGGTGGTTTCTGGAAATGGTCAAAGTCTCGTCAAGAATGGATGGACGAGGGCTGGAAGCATGATTGGCGTTCTCAGCCACGCAACTTGATAGGGCGATGGATACCCGGAAGGCTTAATAGGATTTACGTTTCGCCGAGATTCAAGAAGGTGAGAGCCGCTAGAAGAAGGGCGGTTAGAAAGATGGTTAAGGAAATGTATCGTGGTCGTTGATTTCTCAAAACAGGTTTACATTCCTGCGTTCAATACATTTTCGCGTCCTGTTACTGTTACGCCATTGAGGAGTCAGCCGGGGCAACCGGCATATACAAGGCGCGGAATATATAGCACACAGCCGCTTGATGTTGCTGCTGAGGATAGTACGATTTTTGCGGATCAGATTACTGTAGTTGATATTGTGGAAGAAGAGTTTCCGGTGTTACCGTTAACTGGTGATCTGTTATCGATTCCATCTTACTTAACGCTGCCAACGCTTGGTGATTTCGAAGTTATTGATCACGCAACGAATGGTGGCGGGCAAACGTCGCTGAGTGTTCGTCAGGTTGTAACATCTAAACCGGTGGATACTTATTGATGGTTCAGCCATTTAAACGTGATTTACGGCTGCATCCAAAAATACCGAAGGTGCGAAGCACATCTCGTTCCTATCCTATGCTTGTGCGTGATGGAATGTTTGATCGTATCAAGTTGATGCCGTTTTTTTCTTCGTTCAATTTCAGTACAAAAAAAGATGTGAAAATCCAGTTAGAAATGATTCCTTTTTGTGGTGTATATTTCCTACAGGAATTCATGTCCCCTGATGGTGATGCCGACACTGGAGAAGTGCGGTTTCGGACAACGGCGAGATATGGTTTTAGTGTCATTATCCAAAATAATGATACGGATCAGTCCGAGTATACTTTGGACAAGGCTATGCAAACCATATCGAATGGATTGCTTAGAGATCCGACGTTATACAATAATAAGGTGTTTATGATTCAATCGTTTTCTGGCGGAACGCGCCAACATGTCTATGGCCATGTTGGTCAAGATCAACAAACACCGATCGCTGAATTGCGATATGAATTGACGTGCGATTTAGGCGTGATTAGTTATCCGCCATTTGTTGAAGATGTACTCGAAGTGATCCATCTTGAAACGGCCTTCCCAATTGATGGTGATCCAAGTCAGGTTCAGCAGGTGAAGGTCGAATATGATATGGAGCAAAATGGCGGCGATGGCGGTACTGGCGGTACTGGTGGTAATGGTGGTAATGGTGGTAATGGTGGTAATGGTGGTGGTGCGGACAATCCGACCGTGCTGATCGACGAGCATGGCAATATGTATCTCGACGATCATGGCAATGCAGTGGTGGAGATGAGATGACGATCAACGCATTTCCGATCCCGACTATCAATGCCGCTGAGTTCAATCCGCAGAGCTATGGCTGGCTGCCGGACGGCATCAACCACTCGACTGAGATGCAGGCGCTGCTCAATGCCGTGGTTGCGGCTGGCGGCGGCACCATCCGGTTTCCGGCCGCCGCCGGCCGGTACCGTTGCGATGCGCAATTGTTTATCCCGAACGATGCCACCGCGACGCCGAACCAAGTCAATATCCGGATAGTGGGCTCTGGTGGTGGTCCGATCTGGGACAATAATGCGAGAACTACTGTTAACGCTGTTGTGCTGGACCTACGCTATACTGCATCTGACGGCAACGCCAAGATCGAGACTCGGGGTTATGGCGGCCTCGTTATTGAAAATCTGACCCTGATTGATGGTGGTACAGCGAACAATACGCCCTTTATCCACACCAGTAGCACGACGCTGGTGATCCGTGGCAACACTTTCATCGGTTCCGGCAGCACGGCGCAGGACGGTATCGTCTGCGGCGGTGCCAGCAGCCAGTTGGCAGATGGTAGCGTCACCGCATGCTTTCAGGGCTACGGCACCATCATTGATAGTAATTCCTTTCGCAAACTGAACCGAGCCGTGTTTGGCCGAACCTTCGCTAACTCTCTTGTCGTGACCAACAATATCTGGCTGGATTCCACCGGAACCATCGGAATGGAATTCGCGGCCACGACCGGTGTTGGGTCGGATATCATCACCGGACTGATCGTGAGCGGCAACATCATCGAGATGCGAACCCCGATGGTCTATGGCATCGTGTTGCAGGGGGTGCTGAACAGCTATTTCTGCAATGCGTTCTACGATGCCAGCGTCGGCACGTATGTTTCCGACTATAAGCTTGTTCTGGGATCGAACCCCAGTGGTTACACTCAGATGAATGTTTTCGTAAAAACTCTGTCGGGCGGAGTTATGTTCACGCAAGTCGGAAGTGCTCAACAATTATCGCTGCAAACAATTATCGCTGCGGACGGTGGCAGTAACCCATTCAATGACGGTATTGCCTCCACCTTTATCACGAGAGGTGCGGAGATCGATGGTTATTGGCAGCCGGCCAATGCCGCCGCCGGGGCGCTGAATGTCAGAGACATATTCAATCCGAATGGCCTGCTTTGTTTCGGAATGGATGGCGCAAATGGCATTGGCTATATCGATGCATGGAGTTCCAGTTCCGGCGGATACAATCAAATACTGACGCTGCAACCGCGTGGCGGTCCGGTGATCGTCAATCGCACGCTGGCGATCGGACCAACGGCGCTGACGCTGGTCAACGGGCTCAACTCGAATATCGCCCTATGGGGCGCGACCGCTGCTGCGGCGAAGTCGTCCTATATCCGCATCACCGGGCCGAGCGCCGCCTTCAGTGTCGGCGGTTTCTCTAATTTAGTCTCCGGGGCCAGTTCGACACCCGGCAGTAAATTGATCCTTTATAATTCCACGGCCCAGCAGATGACGCTGGTCAATGCTGACGCCAGTTCAAGCGCTGCCAACCGGATCAAGACTTTGACCGGCGCCAACGTGGTGCTTCGTGCTGGCACATCGAGCGCGACATTGATCTATGACGCTACCGATACGGCGTGGATATTGATCGCGACCAACTAGACCGATCCATTAAACCAAAGGAGTAATGTCAATGAAGGTTTGGCCTAAGAGCGATGACGTTCGAAAAGTTATTATTCATCCATCTGGTGTTGGGTTTCCAGATGACGGCCCTGCCGAGTGGCCGGATGATTCATTTACCCATCGTCGTATTACCGACGGTGATGTGACTAATGAAGAACAAGCACAGCCTAAGAAGGCGGCGCCGTCGGAAACAAAAGCCAAGGGCTGAAAACAATCTTGAAAGGAGATTGAGAAATGCCGATTTCTTTTAACAGGATTCCAGCCAACTGGAAAGTACCGCTTTACTGGGTAGAAGTTGATTCTTCCAAGGCTGGACTCCCAATCAATCAACAGAATGTCCTATTGGTTGGCGTGCAGCTAACCGCGACGGCAAAAGCCTTGGTGAATGTCCCAACAGCGGTTTCGTCGCAGGCTCAAGCTAATTATCAATTCGGTCAAGGTAGTCAACTAGCGAATATGTTTGCTGCTTACTTCGCCAACAACTTTGCTGGTAGTGTCTACGGATTGCCGGTTGTTGAAGGTAGCGCTGCGGCAACCGGTACGATTACGGTGGCGACGGCGCCAACGGCGGCCGGAACGTATCATCTATATGTGCATGGAGTGCATGTTGGTGTAAACGTAGCATCTACTGATACGGTGACGATCGTTGCGGCGGCTATTGTTGCGGCTATTAATGTCAATAAGGATCTAATGGTGTCTGCCGCTAATACGGCTGGTGTTGTTACGCTGACAACACGCGGTAAGGGCATCTATGGAAACGATATTAAGCTATCGGATAATTATTTCGGTGCGATTGGCGGCGAAGTGATGCCGACTGGCATGACGGTGGTTTACGCTGCAATGGCTGCTGGTGCTGGTGTTCCAGTATTTACAACCGCGATCAGCAATCTTGGTGAAGTTGAGTACGAGCACGTTTGCTTGCCGTATACTGATTCGACAAGTCTTACGGCATGGGAAACCGAATATGGGTTTTCTGACACCGGGCGTTGGGGATGGATTAGGCAGCACTATGGTCATCTCTGGTCAGCGTATCGAGATACGTTCGCCAATCTTGTGATCTTCGGTGCAACGCGAAATAGCCCGCAGTTATCGGTGATGGGAATTGAGGTGACGGCTCAGTCTCATGTTCACTCATGGGCGGCAGCTTACGCGGCGAAGGCGGCGCGGGCGTACTTGAATGATCCGGCAAGGCCATTGCAAAGTTTGCACCTTGAGGGGATTCTTCCGGCCCCGTTCCAGAGCAGATTCTTGATGTCGGAATTGAATAACTTGTCTTTGAGTGGCATTGCCATTCAACGAACGCTTACCGACAATATCCCGTTCATCGGACGGGAAACAACGACGTATACCCTGAATGTCTACGGGGCGTCGGATGATGCCTATGATGTTGCAACGACGTTGGCGACGCTGGCGAGGATTCTAAGGAATCAGCGACAGGCGATTACTTCGAAATATCCACGTTCGAAGTTGGCTGATGATGGTACTAGGTTTGGTGCAGGTCAGGCAATTGTTACGCCGAAAACGATCAAGGCTGAATTGGTTGCGCAATACAGGATCGATGAATTTAACGGGCTCGTTGAGAATGCGATTGCGTTCAAAAATGCGTTGATTGTTGAGCGTGATCCAAACGATCCGAACCGTGTCAACGTTCTGTATCCACCTGATCTTGTGAATGGGTTGAGGGTGTTTGCGGTACTTGCACAATTTAGACTTCAGTTCAACCGTGGCGTGGATCTGGCAATCATCTGATACAAAATGAAGAAAGGATAAATTGTTATGGCACAGCGTATTGCTGGCATTGCCTTCTTGAAAGTGGATGGATCACTCTACCCATTACGAGGTAACTTCACAGTCTCGCCGTCGGCCCTCGAACGTGCTGGTATTGCTGGTCAGGATTACATCCACGGCTATTCAGAACTACCGCGTTTGCCTGTCATATCCGGCGACGTGTCGCTGGTTCAGGAATTATCTATGGATGATGTCGAGACAGTTACGCAAGCTACAGTTACGGCGGAATTAGCCAATGGTAAGACATATATCTTACGCGAGGCTTGGTGTACGTCTGCCCTTGAATTGAATTCGCGTGAAGGTCAGGTTCGTATCACGTTCCAAGGCGTGTCGTGCGACGAAATTGGCTAAGGAAAATGAAAGTCGATCTTGTCCATTCACTCGTAAATATATCATCTACTTTCAACTGGACGTTTCCAGCTGAAATTGAGCGATGGGTTGATGGCGATAGTGCGTTTGTTCAAATACAGCGTACGGCTCGTGAGAAGCTTATGAATGTCGAGATTCGTCTTGACGGCATCAATGCCGTTGAGTTGAAGACAGCCTTTGGGCCGGAGGCTAAAGCGTTCATGGAGAAGTTAGCGCCTACTGGGTCGACGGTGATGCTAGTCGAACGAAACCATAAAGAAAAGTACGGGCGTGAGTTGGCGCGCGTATTGTTACCAGATGGTCGTGATCTTTGTCTTGAAATCCTACTAGCAAAAGCAAGTGATGGAGTCACGCCGCTGGCGGTACCGTACAATCCATAACAACAAATAATGGAGGGAAACTTGGCAGAAGAAACAGAGAAACCAAAAACTAATGGCGCAACTTCATCTGTTGTTCAGGCGTTGCGAAAATCAGTTATAGCTAATGGAGATGAAGTTAAGGAGTTGACGTTTCGAGAGCCTACTGGGGCCGATATCGAGCGGGTCGGCAATCCTGTCAACATAGATATGTTGAGTGGCGATACCCCGAAGATAACATTTGATTCTAAGGCAATGACTCAAATGATGGCGTTGTTGGCGACGGTACCACCGTCTACAATTCGCCAGATGCATCCACGCGATTGGAATTCGGCAGCGTGGCAATTAGCCCATTTTTTTACACCGGATCTGTAGATAGTCTTATTTTGGACTGCTACAGATTGGCAAAAATCTATGGATGCGACCCAGATGATTTTTTAAGTAAGTCGTTGTCTGATATTCAGCGACATATCAAATGGACTGACAGGCTTAATCAGATTCAAAATCCAGATGAGGACGATGATTTTTAATGGCTGATCCGGGCGACAAGGCGAGAATAGAAATTGAAGTCGCTCTTAACGACATGTTTACGACCGCTCTCAAATCTATGTATCGTGAAGTAGAAAACACGAACAAGAAGGTTCAAGAATTTGGGCAAGGTGGTGGTGTTAGCATTAATAGACTTAGTAGAGAGGTTGATAATTTAGATAAAACCATGCGACGTTCGAACACAGAGGTTACGAAAACGTCGAGCGCTTTTGAAAATATTAATAAAACTTTACTGGGCGCCACTGGTTTGGTTTTTGGATTGTATAGTGTTGGCAGGGCAATGGAGAGCATTGCTCAAGATTCTGTTCGAATGCAAAATTTTTCAAGAGATACAGGTTTTGCTACTCAAAAAATTCTTGATATGCAGCAAACATTGAGGCGTGGTGGATTTACCGCAGAAGAAAGCGGCACTATTGTTTCCGCTGTTGGTAAAATGTCCGATGATCTAGCGACGTTCGGGCAGGGCTCTGAGACATTTCAAAAATTGATACGCGCCGAGGGCGGCGCTGATCTGGCTAGTAAGATGCTTGTCTTTGCTAGGGCTGGAGAAACTGTTAAGGTTACAAACGAATATTTGAAGGTTTTTCTGCGTAGCAGCGATGCTGGTCAATCTTATATGGCGCGCATAGCGAATACGAGTGTTAGCGCATTGCAGCGCATGGCTGAGGGGGGTCGTAGTAATGTTAAAGTGTGGGAGGTGAATGAAGAGCAGGCGAAAAAGTATCTAGGTTTTTGGATTGATTCGGAAACACGTTTTAATAACATTTTTAAAGCTGTTAGCGATCATGGAATTGAGGCCTTTAATAAATTGTCTGAAGCGTTGAAGGGGGCTGGTATTAGCACTAGGGACATAGCGGATGGGCTTAAGTCAGGAATTGATGTCGTCTTGGCTGCTATTAAGCAGGATGTAGACGATGTAAAGGCAA